TAGGATTATTTTTTTTAGGGTCAGGACATTCTACTTTATCTTCTTCTGGTATTTTAGGTACTTCAGGCTCTTTTACATTAGTTTCGGGTGGTTCTACATTTGTAGGTGGTTTTAACTCTTCTACAAGTAATATTTTTTTCTTGTCATACTGTATAGGTACATATGAGGGGATCGGACATACAAACCTATTCCCACTAGGGTCATCTATAAATAATTGATTGTTTTTTGTACCATCATTTCTAAAAGTTACACAAGGCATTGTAAGGGTTGGTGGTAGCGTTCTTGTAATATGCCTTGTATTAGGTAAAGATTGCTCTACAGGTATATTTATTACAGGTATGCGTGGTATTGCTGAACTAGGTATTGTATCTATTTCTGGCATTAAATACTAAGCTTAGTTTTTGGTTTTGTAGGCAATGCAGGTTGTGTGAATTTAGGTAGTTCTTTATTTATTAGATTAGGCATATTACCTGTTAATTCATTTAATATCTGTTTTTTTATTTTTTCCTGTCCTTTTGGACTTGTTATGTACTTATAACCAAAGTAAACTGTAGTAATAGAGCCTAGTGTTAACACAAATGTAATACAGGCAATAGCATTAATTATTTTTTGCATGATTAAACAAGCAATACTAAAAGCAATTTCTCATAGTCTTATCATATCATTTTTAATAATTTTACCCACTATAGCCCCTCTATATTTAGTTACATCCTTCATGACAAGGCAAATGCAAGATAAGGTTAATTAATATCCTGTTGTCTATCTTTTAATATTGCATTTATTTCTATAACTCTAGTTTTACATTGGTTTATAACTTCTTGTGCTTGATTATGTTTTGTAATCATTTCTTGCAGTTCAGTTTGTAGTTCTTCATTTGTTGCTTTTGCCATGTTTTAAAATGCAACTCCTGTGGCTTGTACTGGTGTGTTAATTAAATCTATTTCTTCTTTTAAACTAGCTTCTAATGCCGTAACTGCATCTGTACCTAGTGCATCTTTTACCCAAGTAATCATTGTTGCACTATCTGGTGTTTTAGCAGAAGTATCAAAAACAATAAAATCAGATGGTAATGATTCAGGTTTTGTAAAAATTACCTCACCTGTACGTCTTGCCTTTTCTTCTGTACCATCAATTCCTTTTACTCTATAGACAACATTTGTAAAATAACCGTCACTAACATCTCTTTTGCATTGTGTGCCGTTAATTTCCCAAATACAAGTAATAGCCATAATTAAAAAGCCTTGTTTTTTATAATTGTACTAAGCTGCTTCTAACGCTGCAACTTTAGCTGATAATTCTTGTACAGCTTTTATTAATGGTGCAATTAATTCAGAATAACCTAGACCCATAGGAGAATTATCTTCTTTATAAATACCACCAAAATCTGCGATAGTTTTACCTAGACTTGTAAGTGTTTCTTCTAAATCTTGTGCTATTAATCCATAATGAGTTTTAGCATCATCTTTGTTCCATTTATAAGATTTTGGTTTTAGTTTATTTATAAAATCTAATCCTAAATCAGAATCAATAATTGTATTTTTTTCATTTTTATCTGAAGTATTTATTGATCCATTAGCAGCAAATACAGTAGTCCATCTCTGAGAAGATGAACCAAGATTTAGTCCTGAGTCATCATTAGTTGGTAAGCATTGACCCTGAATGTTTATTGATCCTGTTATATAGCAGCCAGTAGATAATGTGTGGAACTTTTTACTGCCGTCATAAAAAAGTTCAGAAGAACCATCTGGAACAAAGACAGCCATATACTCAGTCACACCATTAGTGTTTCTGATATCTATTGGATGACCATTAGCAGAATCAATCCTGTTTCTTTCGCCATTGTGAAAAATCTGTAAATCATCACCTGATCCGAAATTAGCTTTTACATTATCATCAAACTTTAATTTTTTTGCCGATGAATCAAATTGCAGATCACTACCAGCATGGTCTGGATTATCAAGGAATAGATCTCCTATAATTTTTGTTCCTAAATTAGTTGTTTCTAATTTTTTAGTGCCATCATAAAAGAGTTCTACGGCTCCATTAGTGTCAGCCTCAAATAAAGTTTCAGAACCATCTCCATTAAATACACCCAATCCATCATTAGCTCTTATATATAATTTTCCAGTAGTATTGTGAATCCTAGAATGTGATCCATCGTGATAAATTTGTAGGTCTAAACCACCACCAAAAACAACTTTTCCATTATCGCCAATTAATATTTTATCTCCAGTGCCATTAAAATTCATTAAGCCATCGGTACTAACTCCAGAACTAGTTGTCTCAAACTTTTTACTGTTGTCGTAATAGAGTTCTACTGCTCCATCACCGATAAGTTTAATGCCATTTTCAGCTCCTTGAGGTCTTATATAAATATCATTACCAGAGTTGAGGTACATATCAACACCAGTAGAGTTATCTAAAAGAAGATTTCCAGTTGAGTTCTCAATTCTAGAATGTGAACCATCGTGATAAATTTGTAGGTCATTACCACTACCAAATCTTGCTTTTTCGTTGTCAGCGAAGTCTATAGGTTTTGCTAATTTACTAGACGCAATAGCTGTTGCGTTCCAAGTACCTGTAGCAATAGTACCAACAGATGTTAATGAGCTACTAACAACAGAACTACCTAATGTTGTTGCACTAAGTACTTCAGTATTGTTTATTTTAAATACTTTTCCTGTAGCTATATCTAAATGCTCTGAAAATGTCCATGAATCTGTAGAATCTACCCAATTTATAGTTTTTGTAGTAGTTCCTAATAAGCTTATACCCCCTCCGTCAGCGGTAGTGTCTGTAGGGCTAGAAACCTTGCCTATTTCTATATTTTTATCCTCTACAGTAAGTGTTGTTGTATCTATAGTTGTTGTAGTACCATTTACTGTGAAATTACCGCCAACAGTAAGATTTCCTGTTAATAATCTATTTGTATCTGGTATTGGTAAATAGTCTAATGATTGCCATGCTGTAGATCCATCACCTATTTTTAATTTTTCTGTATCAGTTTCATAACCAAATTCACCTGCAAGCAATACAGTATTATTAGATGTCCAATTACTAGCAGTATCTCTTCTTTGCTTTTGTAAAGCATTTAATGTAATTGTCATTTCTAATTAGAGTTCCTTGAATCTATTATATAAGTTCTAGCAGGTGAAGAACTACTTGTTAAGGCATCTACTAAATAAGTTCTTGCAGTTGTTGTAGAATCGCCTGCATCAAATATTAAATCACCTGTATCTATAGGTACTGATACAAGTTCTACTTCTACATTCCATTTACTTACTATGCCATCAGATATAGTTGGTGGGGTTGCATATAACCAGGCAAAATCAGAAACTAGTGCAACAGGTGGTGATGTATAGCCACTCCATGTACTAGACGATAAATAAAATATTTCAAAACTACCATTCTGACCATCATAATGTGTTCTTATAAGATTTACCTGTGTTTCTGTTAAATTATCAAAAGTCAATTGTAGAGTCTGGTTTATACGTCTATTGCCTCTTCTAAATCCTGTTGTTGTACCACTTGATGAAGCTTGTATAGCACTAGGAAAATCACCCTGTGTATATAGTCTAGTTGTAGGAATTATTGCAGGGAATGTAGCCATTATAAAGGTACGCTTATAAGCTCTATAGATGTACTATACCTGTTTGGTGAAGATATACTAATTTGAAATGATTGTGCGTATCTCCATTGGTAACTGCTACTGCTAACAGGTGGTGTAGAATAACCTGCCCATACTTGACTAGACAAATCAAAAGGCTCTATAGATCCGTTTTGTCCGTTGTAATGTGTTAGTAAACTTTGTGCTTCTGCTTCTGTTAAATATTCGTATGTAATAGTCAATCTTTGTACAACTCTTTTTGTACCTAATAAAAATCTAACATTACCACCACTTAAACCTTCATGCGTGTTTTGTGGGTAGTCTCCATAAATCAAGGCTCTAGTTTCTGGTTCTAATGCAGGGAATGTTGTCATTGTAAAACGGTAAAAGTACCAGTAGTAATTTCTAAAGATATTTCAGATTTATCATTAGTATCCAGTGGAAAATGTGCAGCTTCTATATTACTTACACCATCATTATCATAAGTAATACTAGAAACTTGATAATATTCAATTTCTGTTCTGTCATCACCAATACTATTTTTTCTTTGTAGTTGCAATTTTATAATATTTGTTGGTATTAAAGTTGTTGTTAAAAGTGGTGTAGAAAAACTTATATTATGTGTACTGTGTTTACGTCTTGCTAACTCATATTTTCCATAAAGTATTGCATGATTTACATCAGCACAAAAATCTGACATATCAAACTGCTCCGTAGGTGCATCTAAAGCACTTGTACTAAACCTGACACTAACTGTTTTACGTCTTGCAACTTCTGTAGGTATACATTCAGTATAGATACAATTAGCAATAAATTCTCTTCTTTCTTCTACACTAAGATAACCTTTTTTAAAAGTTCCTTGAATAATATTAGCTTCTGTAAATGTCATCGTAGGAGTTAGTGCAGTTGTATCTATTTGATTGCTTCCATTAATTGGTAGTATTGGTGCAAATTGATATTTACCGCCTACAGATAAAAAAGATAAAAAATAATAAGGTGATGTTTGTGTAATAAAGTCAACAATATTAACAGCTTTAGAAATTATGCCATTAAAAAACATACTGTTATTTGTACAAAATGTAGATAAGCTTTGCAAGTTAGATAGTTCAACAGGTGCAACAATAGTAGCTGTATTATTACCATCAATTTTTTTATACAACTTAAATAAATGCATTGCTAAATCTATAAATTGATTGCTTGCACCCTGTGTATAACTAGAACCAGATAAACCTGCACTAAATAAATCTACTTTTACACCTTGTTCATAAAATATATAAAGTTGTTTCGTAGAGTTAGGAAAAGTACCAGAACCAGGTGTTTCAAATAAATTTCCTGATGTAGCTAAAAATGTAATATCAGCAAAACTAGAATTATTATTCGATGTATTTTGTATTACTGCACTTGTACCTACTATTTGCTCATTTTGTACACCATCTAATGTACCAGTACTAGCAGGATTTGATGGGTTAGCTTGATTATTAACAGATACAAAAGTATATTTAAAAATAAATTTAGTTCTACTACCGCTAACTGCATTTAGTGCATTTAAATCTGATTGTGTATAAATGCCAGCAGCAACAGTTGTAGCATTTATTGGCGGTAACAAATTTCCATTATTAAAATCTACTGCAAGATCTTCAATTGTACCAACAGTTTTACCACCTAAAAAAGTACCAGTACTAGAAAATCTTTGATTAAAACCAAAATTCATATCACTTGCACCTATAAATGTTTGATATGCAGTTGTAACATTGTCTCCAGTTTCAGCGTCAAATACCTGTGCAGACATAATAAAAGTGGTGTTTGATGTATCACCTGTGCCAAAAGTTTTTATCCTCACATTTTGAAAATCAGTACCTAAATCAGGTTCATTTTCTAGATAACTTCCAGAAGATGCCTTAAACAACTCTGTTAAATATGTATATATATCATTAC